TCTCGACCCACTATAAGTGGCGCGTTGGTGACAGATTCTCAACCTCTATCTTTACTAAAAGTATAGCACTATTTTCCCTTTTTGTAAAGCGTCAACATATTTTTTTCATTCTTTTTGACTTGACGAATCCCAACCTTACCAAAGTGAATGACTAGCATTTCATCCCTTGGTACCATCACCGCTTCCATAACAACCTTATCTTTATTAGGAATTTTTGCATAAGAAACAATTGATTTTTCAATCCTTTCTGAATTATCTAGAATCAAATAAGGTTTTTGAACCACCTCTTTTATTAACATAAATTCATCCAATGAATACTGTTGCCCGTGTCTAACTAATGAAGTAGCCAAACTACTAACATCTATGTAAGCAGAACTTATCCCTATCAATTTTGTTATTTCGCTTGGGAAAACGCCCAATTTATATTCAGGCTCTAGTAATTTTACAAGTTGCTCTTTCGATAATCCACCTTTCTTAATTTCATCCCATGCGTTAGTAACATCGGAAAATAATTTCGTGGTGTTGTTTTTTGGAATTGTTTTACTATTTCCCTTAGAGTCTTGTGTTTCGTCTTTGTCAACGTACTTAGAATACCACTCTTTATAACTCATATCAGCAGGCACATACTCGACCCTTCCTGTTTCGGGATTTCTAGCCCTACGTTCTAGTTTGCTGTAATCTGTGTCCTCGTCGTATGCGATAGTCGTAGACCTGCACCATGGATGTAGAGGTGGATAATTCACACCAGGAACAGCCTTGTCCGTATCATAAACCTTGTTATCGTGTTCTTGACAAATCTTAGACGTCCGCCTGTCCAATACTGCCACAAATTTGTACTTTGTGATTTCAGCATCTTCATAGCTGAGCAGTTCCATCTGGTTATGAAAGAACGCTGATTCGGTACGAACCAAGCGTCTAGCTTTGTTCTGTCCAACTTCAAATCGTTCAGCGATTGCTTGAGATGTATCTCTTACGCTTCGACCAGTCATGAGACTGACTAGGAGCTCATCCTTCACGCTTGAAACAAGCGCCCCAGTATTTCCCCATATTCTGTCCGAGTAAGCATCTCCCGTCCATTTTAGACCTTGTAGACGCTTGATTTCTGTTTCAGGTAAGTCAGAGAAGCTATAAGCGAGTCCTGTCTGCTGTTGTAAGTCAAAGGTAGCCTTGTAGTAGCTATCTTTCATCAAGTCGCTGTAAAAGGTATCTGAACCATTCTTCTCAGAGTGATAGATAGACTCACGCATACGGTCTAAATCGTCGTTCAAACGTTCTAAACGTTTTATGCGATAAGCATAAGCTGGACTGTCTAAATCAGCGAGCAAGCGTTGAATATTCGGGTCGTTCGGTCGAGCTTCGAGAACCTTACGAAGTTCATTCAGGTCCTTTTGGTCTTTCATGTTCTTTAAGACATGACGAGCATCACGCTCGCTCAAACCGTAATCACGCTGAAACTTATCAAAGACCTTGTTGATTTGTTTATCTAGATAGGCTTTAGATTGCTTGTAGATATCATCAAACTTGTCCGCTTGCTTCTCAGCCTTATCCATCTGTTCATAGATGAGATTAGCCTTCCTCTTCGCCCAGTACTCCTCGTTCTTCATCTGTCACCTCTTCGTCTGGCTTCGTGTTGGCCTGATTAAAGAATGGCACACGTTCCACGTTCTTTTCTTTCTCTTCTTCGAGTTCTTCCAATTCAGCATCAGGATCCTCGACAAACGGTAAGAGTGAAATGAGTTGTCTGAGCGTAACTTTACCTTCAAGATTATTGATAACCTGTGACAATTCAAGTAAGTTCTTAGGTAATCCACGACTAAACTGAGGTACTATCGAATTTGCGTCAAGCGCAATCTGTTGTAGGCCTAGGTACTTAGCAAAAATACTGATACGCTGTCTAAGCCCACGTTTATAGTTGGACTCTTTGACTTTAGTAATCATCTCAAGACCTAGTAGCTTATACTCCATAGCAACTCCTGAACTGTTACCTGCAAAGTTCTCGTCCGTAAGGTTCGGTACGTGGCTAAAGGTGTAAATATCCTCTTTCAAGGCTTTACGTAAGATTTCAGTAGAGCCCTCGTCCAACAAGTTCTTCAAGAAGTCAGCCTTAGAATCCATTGGAAGTTCTAAAAGCCCTTCTTCATTAAGGATAGACATAGCTTTGTGGGTTTCTTCGGGCGTGTCTCCTAACTGTGCTCCATACAAAACAAGGATAGACTCAATCGCTTGTTCTTTATCGTTTACACGGTTACCCATCAAAGAGTTGTAAGCATCAATCAAGCTAATCTGTTGTTCATAATCGCCAATCGCAAAATTATTATTCTTATACTCGATGATTGGGATTTGACCAAGGTGGTGTGGCTCAACATCATTTTTTTTCACATACGACCCTGACGAATCACTCAAAATAATGTGATAATGCAAGTTCTGTGTAAAAACCTCTGCTTGGTATGTCTTTGTGTCTTTTGAGTCATCCTTGATCTCGTAGTAGTAGACCGCAAACAAGGGTCTGCGTTCAATACTATCGTCGTAAACCAAAAAGGTGTTCTCAACATCAAGACTAGCTGAGTCAAGCTCGTTCAAACCCTCTTTGACATAGATATACTCGTAAGCACGACCATAGATGGCCATATTAAGAGCGTTCTGCGTGTCCACTTGGTCAACTTCAGCGTTATCGAATGCAACCAACAACGGATCAAGGTCGCTCTTTCCTGTGTTGTTGTAGGTAATCGGACTACCTAGGAAGTAACCTGTGGCTGTGTCTGCAATATCCTTCGCATGATTGGCTACTGTTTTAAAGTTTGGAGCGTTAGGATTGCGCCTTTTATGTTCAAGAATAGAATGTTCTCCAATGTAGTAACGCTTTAATTTTGCCAAAGCCTCTCGCTCGTTTGCGTGTTTGCGGATTAGCTTATAAATCAATTCAGATTTTAGATTTGTTTCATCATATCCATCCCGTGGATAGGTTAAGTATTTATACATGTTCTCCCTTTCTACAAGCCATAAAGAGATTTTCTCTTAACGGTTGCCTTTGGTTGTGTTTGTTTTGAGTAAATCGCATAGCGCAACGCATCCAATACGTCATCGTTTTCCTTGATTGGCTCGCCTGTTTTCTCATTCCAGATATACTGGTAGACCTCGTCCTTAAAACGGCTTACTTTATCTGATACAACAAAAAAGCGCCCAGCTTTCATGAACTTAGCAACTTCTTCAATTCCTGACAAGACTGCTTTATTTGCGTTGAATGTCTTGATTTGTTCCCTTTGGAATCTTGCAACGTGTTCAGGTCGTGCGCTATCAGCCCAAAACGTGATGTTTCCATAACGGCTTTTTATATCTTTAGCAACGTCTACCCAAAAATCAATCTCTTCATGTTGGTGTGCATGTTCCTCGACTAAGTAAATAGAACCGTCTGCTGACTCTCCGATAACCACGATAGAACCGTAGTGTTCGTACCCCCAGTCGACACCAGCATAGAACCTAACTAAATCATCTGGAGCGCTATCGATATACATGTCCTCTTTAAAGTCACGATACACGGCACCCTCACCAGTTACCCAGCGCCCGTAGATACCACGCTCGGTAAACATGCCAGACGGGGTTGTAGCGATTAGGTTATCAACGTACCGTTGGTTCAAGAATGTGTTATCAAAGATTGTAAAGTGGTTGGCAAGTATTTTCTTACCGTCCGCTTTATCAATATAATCAACCTTAAGCCAATGTTTCGGATGGTCTGGGTTAGTGTCGCAGATAACTCTAGCACCAAGACCAGAACAACGTTTTAGAATCTCGTCAAATACCGCCTTATTTGCCAGCGTAGCCTCGTTTATATACGCTCCGAATGCTGTCATACCACGGATAGCTTTCAAGCCCGCTATGGAGCCTGTGAACGTCGTGACGACATATACACCAAAGAGCGTGAAATTCCCGTGCCTGTCAAACTTGAAATCGTAATTGTACGAGTCCGAGATTTCTCTTAGTATATTTGTTTGAAGTGTCCCTGAGGAAACTGCACCAAGGATATACATCGGGTTCTTAACTCCGACTTTCTCAGCGTTTCGCTTTGCTCGTTTCAATTCCATCAAAAAAAGGTCATTGTCTAGCTTGGTTTTACCAGCACGTACCGCACCGTGATTGATCATCATATACCAGTCAGTAGCAACTGCCCTTTTTAAAATTTTTACTTGTTTGTCTGTATATAGTCGATTAAGTGCCATCGTTTAAAGCATCCTCCAACTTGTCGAAATACTCAGCCATGACATCTTCTGAGTTTGCGCTACCTTCGAGCTTGACCCTGCGTTTTTGGTTTTCTAGTTTCAAGGCTTCAATGCGCTCTTTTTGTTCACGTTTGTCTAAGCTGTCTTTTGTATCAATCGCAGTAAGCCTACTGATTTGCTCAAAAGCTCGGACGTTGCCTTTCATAGCCTTCTGCATCATGACCATAGCCAGAGCCATTTCATTGGTTGAGTCAAAGCCTAGCTCTTCAAGTTGCTTCTTCACGTTTGGACTTGCAACCTCGGCTTGTAGTATTGTTTCAAATGCCTTTCTCAGATTGGCTTTTTTCCTTCGAGCTTTGCCTGAAGCGACTCCGCCTTTTTTGCCATATTTTCGAGCTTCGTCCGAGGTTGGGACTTTTAAATTATCTGCACCAGCCATCGCCTCACTTCCTTACTTTTTTAAAAATTTCAGCTCACTTTTTCAGCAGTAAGCCCTGTTTCTTCTTCCCAGCGCCTAATCGTTCGTGCAACGTAGAGTGGGTCAAGCTCCATACCGTAGTAGATACGTTCTGACTTCTCGCATACCATAAGAGTAGAACCACCACCATTAAAGCTATCTAGAACTCTGTCGCCTTTCTTGCTGGAGTTTAAAACACACCTAGCAATCAACTTCAAAGGTTTCATGGTTGGGTGGATGTCATTTCTAACTGGCTTATCTTCGTAAAAGATAGTGGTCGGAGTTGTTTCTTGCATTGTTTTGATGTAAGAGATTAGCTCGCTCTTTGTCATTTCTTTTAGGTTTTCTTCATCCTCTTCAATGACCGTAGCTAGTGAGCGATTATCTACAAAATAGTGACTCGCTCCATCTTTCCAACCGTACAAGCAAGGTTCATGCTTCCATTGGTAATCTTGACGACCTAACACAATAGCATTTTTTACCCAGATAATAGATTGTTTTAATAACCATCCTGTCTCTTTGACTGCAGCTCTAAAATTCAACCCTTCCGAATCTGCGTGCCAGATATAGAACGCCCCCCCTGGTTTCAAGTGGTTGTTTGCGACTGCGAATGCATCCCTCAGGAATTGCCTGAAGCTGACGTCGTCCATACTGTCATTCATGATTGTCATAGCTTCCTCGGTTCCTCCTTGGTAGGCTACGTTGTATGGTGGGTCGGTTACATAGAGGTCAATCATTTCTCCATCAATTAGTTGAGCCATGTCCTCTGCTGATGTACTATCGCCACACATTAACCGATGCCGTCCTAATTGGAAGATGTCCCCGTATTCAATGCCTGTCTCTTCCTCTTGTGAGAATTCCTTGGCATCTTCTGGATCCTCGGACTCCTCGAAGTCGTCCAAAGAATAGTCGACATCCTCAAACCCAAACATGGTCATATCTAAGCCATCGACACTTTCAAGCTCTGCGTAGAGCAGTTCTGTGTCCCACTCGGCAATCTCGCCTACTTTGTTATCGGCAAGCCTGAACGCTTTTATTTGTTCTTCTGAAAGGTCGTCAGCGATTAAGACTGGCACGGTTTCGAGTTTCAAAAATCGTGCAGCTTTATACCGTGTATGCCCGTTTATAATTTCTCCGTCTTTGGTTGCTACAATTGGAACTTTAAAGCCAAACTCTCTGATTGAGTTAGCAACTGGCTCTACTGCCTTGTCGTTATTCCTTGGATTGTTTTTATATGGCTGTAGCCATTCTAAAGGTTTATCAATTATTTTCAATTCGTTGTCCTGGAACCAAAAAACACACACCTATGAGGTCTGCGTTTTTCGGGTTATATGGTCTCTCGATTTTACTTTTTGTAATATCGAGGTGGCTACTGACCTCGAATAGAATCGATATTATATTTACCTTTCTTATTTATTTTTGTGTAGCCTTTAAGGCGGTGCTCGGAGTCGAACCGAAGATAAGTTTTTGTTTGAGTTTGGAGATAAAACAATATACCCGTCACCGCCATGCGAGGGCAAAGCCCTCAGATTTTCATAAAGGAGCATCATCTGCCGCAGCATTTGATACTACCATTTTATCAGTTTAAAAACTTCATGCCTGTACAATCACTATCATTTACTATCAATTCGCTAAGAATACTATCAAGCTCTTTCATTGCTTGTTTTTTCAGTCTGTAATAAGTAGGCGAACTGATACCACCAAGGCTGTCGCAGATATCATCTACATACATTTTATTGATATAGGTCATTCGTAGAATGGTTCTGTGCCTTGGATTGCTTAGCTTGTTGATTATGCGACCAAGCTCCATCTTACGATTGATTATGGCATTTGTGTCCCGCTCGATTGCATCCTTCATAGTTATCAACTGAGCATACACGTCGTCAATCTTCCTGGGTTGCCCCCCTTTAACTTTAACCTCGGACCATTTAGGACTTGAGAGCAGACCAGCCTCAAGCTCGTTGATTTCGTCTATTCGACTTTGAATGTCTAGGTCAAGGTTTTGTAATTCGCTTAAAAGCTCTCTAGCCTTCACTCTCTATCTCCTTTATGATATAATATTAGTATTGAAAGCGTTGTCGAGGTAGAGTGAATGCCTCGGCTTTTTTATTTTTCTCCAATTAAAACATCTAGAGGAATCTTAAAAAATGTAGCCACATCTTCAACAGCGTAGTAATTAGGTTTTTTAATATTATTCTCCCAATTTCTGATTTCTGATTGAGAATATCCTAACTTCTTTGATAATTGATTACGTGAGAGATTGTTATCAAGTCGCTTTTGTTTCAGCATAAAGGCGAAGCGCTCGCATTGTCGCTCACTCAGTCTTTCATAGTCTATTTTTATGAGTTGCTTCCCATTTGGATTTTTCTGTTTATACGAGGGAGAAGCGTACGAAGTCAGGGTAACAATAGCTATGCCAGTATCTCTACTAATTTCTTTAAGAGTGCCACACGTTATGAAAGTATCATTTTTGTAAAGAGCATATTCATTCTCCATTTTCTACCTCCAGCAATTCTGGATTTTCGTAGATGTTCCCAATGACTTTGTAATAATACGGTAGGAATCTCTTTGCGATGTCAATCCGATAGGTGCGACTTAGCCCATCGCCGTACCAACGACCTTTGTCTTTGTCATATTTGACAATAAAGGTATATTCTGTCTGTATCTGATGATGTAAGATATCCCCTTCAAAAACTTCTGTACCTTCCTTGTCACAAAGCCCTGTTGATTGCATAAGTTCGATTTCGTCTGCTTTTCGTACAAACGTAATATAATCTCCGATAATATCAAGTTCTCCATTAAACCAATGAATTTCGTCTACATTGATCATCTCTTTGTCGTTTTTTAACCACGCTCTAAATTTTGGTGTCATCTTGCTCCTCCTCAATTTAACTATATGGTCGGTCAAAAAACCTTCCGTCCATGAAAATCTCTAATGGTCTAATCCAGCATTTCTGTTCTTTATCCAAAGACACATAGACAACGCACTCTTCTAGCGTTTCTTCCCATAGGCCTACGGCTATTACTTTATATTCTTTAAAAGTTTTCTTGTGAACCCAATATGATCCAACCATAGGTTTTTTCATCACTCCACCTCTTCCTTTGCATACTGCAACCATACAAGAGTTTCATATAATCCCCTTGCATGGTTCTTGATATTTCCTAGCTCATAGCTGTCTAACTTATCTGAGTTGTTTATAATATCGATTTTTAAATTTTCGATAGCTAGAATAAAATCTTTTTTCAGTCGGTTCATTCTTCCACCTCTCGCCCGTGTTCTTTCAACCACCTTTCAAACCCATTAAAAACATTTTCGTTTTTTTTGAGTTTAAATTTTCCACTGTATCTATCATCACAATACTCGCAATAATCAATGTAAGTACCACCGTAAAAAGACATCACTCCACCTCTTCAAGCTCAATACCTGGACAGTCGAGCACCCAGCCTAAGCCAGCTTCTTCTAGTTCTTTGCGGGTGTGGCATGCTCTATAAAAATCAGATTCTAGTTCTCCACCTAAAAACCAAGTCTTATCATATTTGTTATATTTCAAAATAATATACCTACGATTAAGACCTTTAAACTTCACCAAATACTGCTTCTCTTTCTCGACATCGTAGCCGAAAATCCAAGCAAGAGCAAATTTTTCTTGATTATCACTGGTTTCTAACCATGAAGAGCATTCTCTAAAGTTAAAGCAATAATCCATTGCTTGAAATAAATCCCAGTCACCAGACTCCTTACAATACTCGATTTTATCAGCGATATACTTCGGGATTTTGACTTTCTGCGGTTCGTCTAGCTCTCGAAGGTCCTTTAAAACATCTGAGATTGCAACAACCGGAAATTCTTTACGTGCTTCTCCCTTCGTCTTGTATTTCTCAATCAATTCCTGCTTATTCATTTTTTTACCTCCTCGAGCTCAATTCCTGGACAGTCGAGCACCCAGTTAAAATCAGAATATTCTAGTTCCTTTCGTGTAAATGTTTTGTTATTTTCCCAATTGTTGTAAAAATGGAATCCAACCTCTGTCTCGTTTAAATAGTCATCTGTATTTTTTTAACTTGACTCTGTACTTTGATTCTTTCTCAAGCTCATAGTCATCTATCCATGCTTGAGCGAAAAGTTCTTGATTCTTTTTGTCATGAAGCCATTTCTCAACTACTTCGCTATTCTTAGCATAGAGATGAATAGTGGTACTATCAAGTGCATGACGCAAACTAAAATCTTTTAAAAGTTGGCATTCGAAAACCCAGTCATACATAAATTCAGGGAGAAACACTTTGTTCAACTCTTGCCGAATCTTATCAGCATCTTTTAATTGATTACCAACCTCTGCTCCATCGAGTAAGCCTTGATCGTAACCACTGCGATATTTCATTAAACCGTAGTCGTTACCTAATTCTTTTAGAATGGTATTAAGCCATATAGCTTGTGTCGTCGGGTCAAACCCTCTGATTCGACCAACAACATCTTTTAACTTGAACGGCAACGGTTCTGGTTCGTCCAAAGACCGTAAGTCTTTCAAAACCAAATCAACCGAGGTCAATTTTTTCTTGTTAGCCTTCATTTTTTCGTACTTCTCGATTAATTTTTCATTATTCATTCTTTACACCTCCTCGACTTCAAACAATGGACTGTTAAACACTTCCCTAAATCCAGCTTCTTCTAACTCTTTGCGGGTGAATTTGGTTCTAAACGGATACCACTCCCCACACCAAAATATTCTACCGTCCTTCTCGCATAAAGACTGAGCATGGTTTTTGTGATTTCTTGTTTTTGGCATGGAAATGCGATACCGCTTCTCTTTCTCGACATCGTAGCCGAAAAGTATAGCTCTTATCAATCTTTTTCTGTTTTCTAAATCCCGAAATCCCTCACTCAAGCCTTTTAATTCTATGCCATCGTTATTTTTTAAATAATAACCAAAACCGACTCTTGAAATATAATATAAAGCCTTTGTAACATCACTTTCACAATTAAAATCAAACGTTTCAAGGAATTTCGCTTCTTCTTCAGATACTACAACTTTTTCTGGTTCGATTGATTTGTAGATAAAGTTATCTTCTATATCCACGATATCTCCATTTATCAGTTGGATTTGCTTCCCTCTATTTTCCAAGGTGTCAGCAAAGGAGCCAACTACATACCCCTCAATATAAACTTTCTCGTTATTCATCTTCCAACTCCTTTATTTTAGTTTCATAATATTTAACTTTCTTCTTGAGAAAATCATGCTCTGCCGAGCGTGTATGCACCGATGACTTGATAGTCGGTTCAGATAGCTCTGCTATCCTTTCATTTGCCAATTCCAGCGAGTGCTTGTAGCTTTTAAGTAGTTCTTCATTTATTGCTCATCATTCCACCTTTTCGAGTTTGACTCGATATGACTGATTGTTTTTATGTGTATTCTCAAGCCAAGCTTTGTATTCGATAGCTTCTGCTTCTTTTTCAAAAAAATGCGTCCTGCCTATCCTATTTTTGGAATAAAGTGTTACTGTATAGAACATAGCATTCTCCTTTAACTCATCTTGTGGCGTTCCAGGTCTCCGAATTCGTGACCTTTATTGACAAAGTACGAGCCAATCAGAATGGCGTCAGCCTCGTCGTCTTTAACATTCAGGTCGAAGTTCTCGGACACTTTAGCTACCGACTGCAGCTTCATAGATTTCTTGCTACGGTCTTTATAACTGAACTTCCAATACTTGCGCCAAGTCGACACGTTGACAAAATACACATTATCAGCAATTAATCGTCCAAGGATGATACCCGTTACAATTCCAATGCTAATCATAGATTGCTGATTAGGTCCCATCACCGAGTTCTTCTCGACTACAATCGACTCGAACGGTCCTTCATAGCGTTGCAAGGCTCTTAATTGAATGGTTCTTAATTCTCCAGCCATGAAGCGCCCACGTTCAAAGAATGACTTGCTTTTATGTTTTAAGACACCACTCTGGACAAGGTCCGATCCTTCAAATAAGGCCCAGCCTGTCGCAGTAGTTGAAATGTCTAACGATAAGGTCATATTTTTCATTATAGCTCCTGTTATTGTTTATCTAAAAAAATGCGACTGCCTTTGTGTGAGTTTGGCTAAATACGGGCAGTCGCTCGTCCAAGGTCACATAACCTTTACTGACGCTTTCTAGTTCGCAGTTTTACAAGAATGAACGGCTTGTTTAATTTTATTTACATTTCAATCAGGTCGTTCAGAGTAACGACTGCATCTAGTTTTTTCTGGCTTCTACAGTAGTCGCAATGACCGCACTTCTTAGGCTTCTGGTTGCCCTGGATCACGTCCCAAACTTCGACAATTTCAGACTTGATTTTTTCCAAACCTTCCTCAAGCCATTCATCATCGATTTTCAGGATTTCACGGTCTGGCACGTTTTCCTTACTTACGGCTACGATGTACGGTCTATAATCGTTTCCTGTCATTTGTTTTAAGAGTTCACGATATAAACCAAGCTGACCATGATACCCAAAATTCAAAATGTTATTGACTGCAGCGGGAACTCGTTTCTTAAGTTCTGCGCTCCACTCTTCGGAGTAGATGGACTTCATGGTTTTTAAATCTACAAAGTAGCCACGGCTTAGATTGACACTATCTAGCTTACCTTTGACTGGTACGCCTTCGATTTTGCCATAGACAATCAATTCTTTTTGAACTTCGTCCGATGAGTAGCCATGGTACAAACGGTTGAAGCCTTCATCATCTTTCAGGCTCTCAATCATCTTGTCGCCAATTACAAAGTCGGATTTGAGGTTTCCTTTGTTCTTGCCAGTCTTAGCTAGTAGCTTCTCCCCATTTTCGTCCATGAACTGCTGATGTGCTTCTGGACTTTCAAAGTAAGAGTGAACATAGTTACCGAGCAAGAGGGGCGTTTCATCCCTCTCCTCAGTCCATTCTCCACTATCCAAAGCAAAAGCCTTCGCTTGGCATTGCTGATACCGTTTGAAGCGTGAGTTGGTTAAGTAGCTTGTGTCTTGGTAGTAGTTCTCTTGTGTTAGTTTTTCCATGAGTCCTACTCCTTAACGTTGATAGTGTTACCTTCTAGCAAACTGATTTCTTCAAAGACCTCGCCTGTTTCTTCATCAAAGTCTGGAATTTCTTCTGCTGGGTAGCTTGTATCTTCGGTTGTCACTTCTTGATCATTGGCCTCTTTTTTCTTGCGAGGTGCTTTTTTAGGTTTTTCAGGATCCTGAACCTCTGCCACTTCTTCAGATTCGACCACTTCGCCCATGATAGTGTCAAGCGTTTCTACTGGCTCGTTTGGAGTGATATCCTTAACGTTGCGCTCGTTGTCGAACTCGTTCTCAGTAGTTCGATTGACCGCATCGATAAACAAGTCATTGTCGTCTGATGTATTAAAGAATTGTTTAGCAGCACGGTTGATAACTGTACGCTTAGCCATTTCTTGAGGGAAGTTCTTCTGTACGCTTCCGTTTCGTGATTGTGCCCAAGACTTATCGATTTCTTTCTTAGTCATGATTGTGAGGATTTTCTCGCCGTCCGTTTTTTCAATCACGCAGTAAGCACCTTCAATTGGATTATCCTGATTCTTCCAGCTTGACTTGTGGCTGACAAATTTCCAGCGCCCGTCCACGTTCTCAGCTTCAAATTCGTCGCCTTCGAAAATAATCTGAGCGTAGATGTCTTTTACTTCTGGTAACTGTTTAACGACCTTCATAGTTCCGAAGTATGAACGGTTCAATTTAACTGTATCCCCATAAGGAATGAAGTAGCATTGTGTCTTAGCAGGGCTTAGACCTTGTGTGACCATGTCAAGCAAAGCATTATACACGCTTTCAGGTGTGCATTTTTCTAGCAAGTTCCCACTAGATGAATTTTTAAGAGCGTAGTAGGCTGAACTTAGAGCGTTACTTACGCTATAATTTGGTGCGATTAACAACCCTTCGCCTTTCATGGCTTCAATTCGTGTTGCAACATTTGATGTAATTTGTTTTTGTGTTAGTTCGTTTGTCATTTTGTCTTTCTCCTTAGATTGTATATAGTTCTTCGCCTGTTTCATCGTCACAAATTCCTAGACCGCCTAGCGCTCTATAATCTTGTGCAACTTTGTTCCAGTAGCTTATGTTTTGATAGTATGTTGACTCTAAAATTTGTTCGTAACTCATTTTCTTCTTCCTTTCGTCTTCTTAAGGTTCCAATTTTCACGCTTCAAGCGTTTGTTTTCATTTTGTAGTTTTACAATAATATCTTGTTGATCATTGATGATTTCTCCGAGTTCAACTCCGAGATGTATGTAGCCAGACCGCCATTGACTGATTTCTGCTTGTAGTTCTTCAATCATGCTCTAACTTCCAATACTTCTCTAAATCCACTGCCATAACGATGGACAAATTCTTTTGCTCGGTTAGGATTTGCCGTCGATATGGTGCCAGACCTGCCTGTCTTTCTTCCTCGTTTTTAGGAAGATAATAGCCGTTCGGTTTAAACTTCTTAGCCACAATTGGATGCCCGAAGTTTACTCTCAGACTTTCGATTACCTGTTCAAGCTGACGTTTCGACAACCCTGTCTTGCCTCGTATTCCATTTGCCGTGATAGGTTTTTCAAAACTTCCTTTGTTTATAATCAAATTTAAAACTTTAATTTCAATCGAATTCATTTCTCTACTAATCATATTCCCTCCCGATGAATACGCATCTTAATTCTGTACTCCCGCATTTTTCACATTCGATAGGCTGATAACTGTCAATCCATTCAAATTCATGTCCGCAATCGCAGCATCCACAATCCCAGATATACATTTAATCACCCCTTCGGATATGGTAGCGCGAGCAACTCTTCACGTAGCCCTTCTGGTTTTTCTGTATCATAAGTAAATTTACGGTCACAGTTGCGAATGTTCATGCGTGCTATATTATTGAATTGATTTCGCCCTTGTTGGTAGACATCAATAATCATTCTGTCATGTTCTTCTTGCGCTTTCTTTTTCGCTTTTGCTTTCTGTTCACTGCTTGCAATCAATAGCAATATGATGAATAAGCAAGTAATAATTGTTGCAATTCCTAAAAATTGGCTTGCTAAAGTTGGTTCTGTCATTTTTCTTTTTCCTCGTTGATTTCATTTATTTTCTTTTGGTCTGAACATACTTGCATCCAGTATTTAAGTTGTTTTCTTAACTGTATATTTTCTTCTGAAAAAATAAGTGCAGTTTCTTTCCAATCAATATTTTTTTCTTTTGGTTCATTGTTAAAAAACCATTTTGTCATTCTGTCTAGTAACTTCATGTTGTTTCTCCTAAATTGCCGTTTTCTGCCAGTTTTCGTGATACCATTCAATCACGGCATCCCTTGGATATTTTTCACGCTTGCCCTCAATTCTTGGAAAGTCTGCGTGTCGGTTGAAGCGCTCGTCAAATGTCGTCGTGTCCTTCGTACCAAGTAGCATTTCTGAGCATTGCGACTTGTTCAGTTCCATCGGATAACGCTTTTTCTCGTTCGTGATAACATTCATCACTTTTAACGTTCTATCCATCAACCCAGCTTCAAACTGGTCTAGTAGTTGAATCATTAAATCATTCATGTTATAATTCCTTTAGAAAAATTTTGTTGTGCGCCTGATTGCAGTCAGGTGCTTTTTTTATTTTGCGAATGTATACACGCTACCGTTCGTGGCGTAATAGGTCATTTCATTTAACTTATTAGTGAACCTTTCGTCAGTTGTGACCAGTAGCCTATCCTTAAGCAAGGTTGATAATTTGAAATATTTACTTTCAAAATCAGCAATCATTTGCTTTCTTTCTTCTACAACTTCGCTAGACAATTGTCCTTCTTGAGTTTGTGTCTGCGTTAAATTTAAAGGCATTACTTTTCATGTCTCCTTTCATAATTCTGTCGACAAGGCTCTTCTCGTAAAGTCCCTCTAAATGTTTGCTCCCATAATTTGTTGTGATGATTGTATTGGTCCTGTTTTCGAGTATTTGATACAGGATTTTTTGCATCCAGCTACTGCCTTGCTTGATTTCCTGACCAACGCTCGACTCTTTCCCTAAATCATCTAAAATTAGGAAATCGACATTTTGTAGAAATTTAACGGTCTTCCGTTGTTCCCATTTTGAGTCTTTATACGTGAAAGCCTCTTGGATCCTATCGAATAACTCAACGGTGGGAATGTATAGCACTGACCTTCTCATTTGGAATTTCTGGAAGCTATCGTTTAATGCTTTAGCGATCCCGATAGCAAGGTGGCTCTTGCCAACGCCAGGAGGTCCACTGATAATCGTATTCCCTCTGTATCGTTCTTTCACATAGTCAGCCGTGATGCGTTTAGCAAAATTGACTGCTTTAGCATCTTGTTCTGTGTGGATTTCAAAATTCCCGATTGTAGCTTTTTCTAAATCCTTTGGAATAATGCTCTCTTTCAAAAACAATGCGTAAGACCGTGTGTCTCGGATTTGCGCTTCAGCTTCAGCAAGCAACTCTCCAGATTGACGGTCGATTTCTTCCTGGGTACACTCTGGACAGTAGGTCTGCGTGACATCTGTACAAGGATTTGTCGAGCGCCAGAGATACACTCCTGGGTGCTTGTCGCATTGTTTAGAAAGGGTTTCTATTTGCAAGGCTCGTGCCTGCAATTCTTTGCTTGATACTGACCTCATTTATACCTCCTAAAATCCATATCGTGGATTGTAGCCGTCATCGTCTAGTGTTAGACGTCCTGGTTTTCTATTTGAGCGCTTAGGCTTCTGCCTATTCTCGACTAACTCAACCGTTGTAAGACCTTTCTGCTTCCAGTCTCTCAAGATGCTATCAAGATACTTAAAGTATGGCTTGCCATTCCCTACGCATTCCTTGATAGCTAACTTGATAACCTCTTTGCTATGGTCTTGCAAGAATGACTTCAAGTCCTCAATTTCAAATGGTGTAGGATATCGACCAAACTCTGAAAAAATCCAATCGTGAACAATTCCTAAATCATTTTGTGGTGGTACGTCCTCTACACTATATAAAGTATTATCACCAGCACCCTCTGGTTCATTAAGTCTTGATATATTAGTCTTGATATTATTAGTCTTGATATTATTAGTCTTGATTCCGTCTAATTTTTGGACTTCTTGAAGTCTATTTTCTAGACTTCCTGAGTCTAATTTTTGGACTTCTTGAAGTCTATTTTCTAGACTTCCGTTGATATATATACGATTAGGCCTATTTACTCCTTGTTGGTCTTCTCGGATTAAGTCATAGTTGCTCAGTTCTTTCTTTGTATTTATTACTGATTGACGGCTGCAGGATAGCTTGTCCATGAACTCTTCAATAGTGAAGTAAACAAAGACCTCTCCGTTTCTGTCGTGCAATTTATTCTGGACCGACAATGTACGTCTGTCAAAGACTAGCATATACATGACTTTAGCCCTCAAACTCAAACCTTTATATTTTTTATCCAGCAACCACTGTGGAAACTGATAAAAAGCATTGTTTTTGACTTCGCTTATTTTCAACCATTCTTTCTCCTTTCTATTTCTTCTTGTTCTCTTTCTGCTATAATGTAGTCAGAAAGGAGGTAATGTTATGAGTGATTATCAGTTAGAAGCTTCTTTGATTATTCTTGGCAAAGAGTACGAAAGAGCCAAGAAAGATGGTAAAGAAAGCTTCAGTATGCATGTATCTTTCTTTGATGGTGTAGATACTAACTATCATCTTCAAGAATTTGCAAAGCTATATCCCGTAAGGATTGCCCGTTTGAAGTCTGACCAAATAACTTTTCTAATAGACTGACCTTATTCAGAGGAATCGGATTGTTTTCTATCCTGTCGTTAAAAGTTAGTAACACTTCACAATCTTTATTTTCAAAGTGATTGATAAATTCCACTCTTTCTACTCCGTCAAGAAACATCCCGTCGACGAATGTAGCAGGGTGGTTTTTTCGTGCAGTCAATATCACATCATGTTCTGATGTCTTGACTGAAATAACATTTTTTTCTTTCATGTTTACTCCTTTCTACTCGTTCTCTTTCGGGAACTTAGTTTGTAAAAAAAATTCCTAACTGGTCTTTCGTGTATCCAAGAACAGTCGCAACTTTGATTAGCTCGTCTGCATCAAATGACACAAGCCCGTTTTCACGCTTTGCGTATCGTGCACGGTCATTCCAACCAAGCGCCTTTGCCATGTCATCTTGTGTCATGCCTTTTGCGATACGCTCTGCTTTAATTCGTAAACAATCTAATTTCATATTGTTTCCTTTCTTTATTTTTTCTGTTCTCGTTTGAGAACAATTAAAGTATATCATGCTCGTTCTCGTTTGTCAACACTTTTTTAAAAAAAAATAACATTTATTTTTAATTTCTTTTTATTTGTACTTTTACGGGAACAGTGATATAATGGAATAAAGATAAAAAAGGGGTGAGGAAAATGAGAAACAACGCTGAAATAATAGAATTGATAAAACAGATTTGTAATGAAAAGGGAATATCTTTGAGCGAACTAGCTAGAAAAACCGGAATGGCAAAATCTGCAATTTCAAGATATTTCAATTTGACAAGGGGTTTTCCTCTTAATCGGGCAGAACAATTTGCCAAAGCGTTGGGAATAACTCCCGAATATCTTTTAGGCGTTGAGCCGGTAGCGGAAAATAAAGAACCCGAATACACTTCATCTGATCTACGCAAAATGGCTGAAAATGCTAAAACTTTTGACGGTAAGCCGTTAAATGAAGATGATATTGAAGCCATACAGAATATTATAGAAATATATCTTAATAAAAAATGAGCATCAATGAAATTTGCAAAAAATACGGTGTCAAGATTGAATATTTTGATAATGATTTATGGAATAGGAACGGCATCTATATTGATGAAATCAAAGTAGTTTTCGTAAGTAAAAATCTAGCACCAGAAAAACAAAAACAAGTCATACTGCATGAGTTAGGACATATCAACCATACTGAAAGAGAATACCAAAATGCGCTTGTTAGGTGCGAAAATGAAGCCAATAGAAACATGATACATCATTTACTGGAAGATGCGCTTGATAGTTTGGAAAGTCCGGAAGATTTTAACTATCTAAAATTCATGGAATACTATAATTTGAAAACAACGACGGATGAAATCATAGTCAAGGAAGAATATCAAGCCTTGATTAGTTAAAAAGTTAATAAATGGATTTAAAATCCGAGAAAAAAGGAGAATAAACATGGGATTGTTTAATTCAAAAAACACTGTACCTACTGCGCCTAAAAAATCCAAAGCTGAAATCTACTTGGAAAATCGGGGCATAACTGGACTGTCTGAAAAAAGTCATGGGCAAGTCATGAAAATTGCAAATGATATTGCCGGTAACGGTTGGGCAAAAGCCGGACTTGCTTTGTCGTTCGCTAAATTGGAAGAACAAGCTAAAGTCGGGTACTTGTCAGCACTAGTCGAGCAAAACTGGATTTTGATTGAACAAAATCAGCAAATTATCAACGAATTGAAAAAACTAAACGCAAAATAAAAAAATCCCACGCTCTGAAAGTTTGGCGACTGCGAGCGTGAGATTATCTAGTATAAAAAACAACCATTAAAAAGGGTGTTTTCTTATACTCTATTTTATCAAAAATAGGGGGTAAAAACAATGAAAAACACAAGTAAAGTTGCTATATATGCTCGTGTTTCTACTGCTTCACAAGTTGAGGAAGGATATTCAATAGACGAGCAGAAAGACAAGTTAGAAGCCTATTGTAAAATTAAAGACTGGAAAATATACGACACTTATATAGACGGCGGTTTTTCCGGTTCAAACACAAAACGCCCCGAATTAGAGCGCTTGATAGACGATACCAAAAGAAAAAGATTTGATATTGTGTTAGTTTATAAATTAGATCGCTTGAGCCGTAGCCAAAAAGACACGCTATTTTTAATTGAAGATGTATTTTTAAAAAATGATGTCGCTTTTATCAGCTTACAAGAAAATTTTGACACTTCTACGCCTTTTGGAAAAGCTTCAATCGGTATGCTTTCAGTATTCGCTCAATTAGAGCGTGAGCAGATAAAAGAGCGCATGATTTTAGGTAAAGAAGGACGGGCAAAAAGTGGAAAAACAATGGCTTGGACTACTATCCCTTTTGGCTATGGCTACTCAAAAGAAACGGGTATTTTATCCGTAAATCCAACTCAAGCGCTTATTGTCAAGCGTATATATGAGGAATATCTAAACGGAAAATCAGTAGTCAAAATCATTAGAGATTTAAATAAAGAAGGACATATTGGACGAAAAAGGCCTTGGGGCGAAACGATAACAAAGTATTTACTCAAAAATGAAACATATCTTGGTATTGTGAAATACCGAGGGCAAAAATACGACGGTCAGCATGAACCGATTATCTCACAAGAACTATTTGACCTTGTACAATTAGAATTAAAAAAACGGCAAATAGACACTTTAAAGAGAAATAACAATCCTAGACCATTTCAAGCTAAATACATGCTTTCAGGCTTGTTAAAATGCGGTTATTGTGGTAATTCATTAGGCTTATACGTTACTTCAAAAAATCGAAAAGGTAAAGCGTATCAACGCTATCAATGTAGATATAGGTATCATAAGGACAAATCGAAAAGATGCAAATCAAAATGGTATGACAAAAGCGAGTTAGAACAAAAGGTTATTGAACAACTTTCAAAAATCAAGCTAGAACCACAATACCGAAAAGAAACACTTGCTAAAAATGATGAAACAATGAAAGTTGAAGAAATAAAAGAGCAACTGAAAAAATTAAATAATCGACTTGATAAGTTGACTGAATTATACTTAGATGAAATCATAACAAGAAATGAACTAAACGCTAAAAATGAAAAGCTAAAAACCGAAAAAGCATTTTTAGAAGAACAACTAAAAAGCAAGAAGAAAAACACAATCAACTTACGACAACGTAAACTTGCTCGACTTTTGAAAGATTTTAAACCCGAAAATTTAAGCTATGAAGATGCTTCAAAAGTTGTAAAATCAGTCATAAAAGAAATTGTTGTTACAAAAGAAGAGATGAATATAACGCTAGACTTCTAAGGGTTTAGCGTTGTTTTTGTATTTTAGACTAATTGATAATGATTAGTTAGAGTAAAATACATTTTGAAAGCGTGGATTTTAAATCCAACCTTTCAGGGTAAACAAAAAAACCGCCAGCATAAGCCAGCGGTTAAGTGTAATTAAATTTTTGAATCTTTCTATTATTTAGTTGTAATTAAGCCATCTGGTTCGACTGTGAACTCAGGCTTGTCAGCAAGTGTGCCGTCTTCTTTGAGATAGTACCAGCCTTTTTCAGATTTTACAAAAGCGTTAGAGACCATTGAGCCTTCTTTACCGTCTAGATAGTACCAAGTATCTTGATATTTAACCCAGCCAGTAACCATAGCGCCATCTTCTTTGAAATAGTACCACTTACCATCAATCTTATTCCAACCAGTAGCCATTTCCCCTGACTTATCAAAGTAGTACCAAGCGCCATCAGGTCGTTTCTTCCATTTATCTGCAAGCATATAACCAGAGCCGTCAAAATAATACCAAGTTCCGTCAATCTTTTCAAATTGCTCTTTAGGATAAGAACCGTCTGAACGTACATACCAAAAACCTGTGTCGTTCTTCTTCCAACCAGAATCAATTTCTGTTTCTTCATCATCTAGTAACACAATATTTTTATCAAATGGATTTGAAGAATATTGCCACCAACGAATTCCTTCTATTGATGGGAAGTATTCAAAATCAGCGTTACCATCATTTAAACCATACCCTGCAATCCACAAGCTGTTAGGGTATTTAGCAATAATTTGTTCATAGTACACATTGCTTAGTGTAAAAGGCTTATAACTATAATAGATTGGTTCATATCCAGCATCCTTAATGACATCCATAAATCTGATACAAGCATCTGTATTAGCTTGAGCATCACCACTAGCATGGTCTTCATAATCTAACACAAGATATTTTACCTTCTGTGGTACGTTATCAATAAAGAATCTAGCCTCACGCTCTGCTTCATCTGAATCTCCACCAAACCAAGCAAAATGATAGAATCCTACAGGAGTTGATTGTTCTGTTTGTGATGACAAGCATGGATTGATATAACTTGTACTTTCTGATATTTTAATAATAGTATTGGTTGTACCCATGCTATATAAAATACCTGTAATATCATAGCCATTGTGTGATGAAACATCGATGAATAAGTCGTTTTTTTTCATTTGTTTTTTTCCTTTCATATTATGGCAAAACGCCAGGCCAAGGCTCACTAGTCAAGTAAGAGATTGAGCTTACACGGATATCTCCGATGTCCCTATCGGTCGGGACAGGGTCAGTAAACTGAAATCTCAGCATATTACTGTCGCCATATCCTCCCAAGTACCAAGTCCCGTAAGGCGTTCCTTTATCATTGTAAATCCCGCCAATCAAGCTAGACTCAGACCTGAAACCTAGAGGGACTCCACTTAAACCTAAAATATAGCAATTTCGTTCTCTGTCACTGCCTTGTGCCTCGTATCCTGCGCCACCTCGACGAATGACACCGAACCAACCCCAGCTTAAGCCACCGAATTGATAGGTTACCATGTCATTTTTCCGTCGCACCTTTAAATATGAGCTACCAAGCTTAGACTTGATGTTTAAAGTTCTCCAGCCTGTGTCTCCAGTTAACACCTCCCAGCCTTGATTGCCAGTGCCAGAGCGTTTAATCCATTTCAAAGCACCATTAGTTACAGCGGTATCAACATAAGTCGTACCTACTGGAGCTACAACCTTGCCATTAGGCATACCAGTTCCGTGGATTTCGTATTCATTTGCTTGTCCAGTATTGCTACTTGTTGAAGTAGGAAGTACAACACTACCACCACCCTCTGAAAGAATTAAGGTATTTCCTGATAAGGTCAGCTTTTGAGGAATACCCACACCGTCAGCACCTTTTGGACCAGTAAGTCCAATAGGCCCTTGAGGTCCTACTGGTCCAGGTAAGCCAGCAGGTCCTTGTTCTCCTTTTAGACCTTGAGGTCCAATAGGTCCGATGTCTCCTTTTGGTCCAGGTTGTCCATCTTGACCACGTTCTCCCTGGATACCTTGCAATCCTTGAGGGCCTTGTAAACCGTCTGCCCCTCTTGGACCAGTATCACCTTGTGGTCCACGCTCTCCAGTCTCTCCCTTGTCGCCTTTTGGTCCAGGAGTTAAGACAATATTTTGTAATTCTTGCTTAGTTGCAAACTGACTTGTGTCTACACTTGACTTGTTCTCTAAAGCCACTACACGCTCTACAAGGGGCTTGTCATTATAGACGGTATCTTTATCCGCCTTTGTCTTCAATGCTTCAATATCGAGTGAAATATTGCTTATTTTAGCACGAATACCACTGTCGTCATAAGTGCCACCTTGCTCTTTGATTTTTGCAAAGAGTTCGTCCAATTCTTGTTTGGTTACAACATCCTTGACGTTAACAACTCGACCAGTTTCACGTTCGATGAGTGGTGTTTTAACTGCCTTATCAATTTCGCTCACATGGACATTAAACATAAAGCTATACACATCGGCTGACTGCTCTACTTTCTCGAAGTAAATATAACCAATTACGGGTTCATCTGTCGTGATCAATGATGTGTCAAATTGAACCGTGAACGAATTGCCTTCGATAACTGCTTCTACTTCCTGGTATCGCTTAGTGCCTTTGAAATAGAATAAGCAGATAACCTTAGTAGCGGTCAATTCATCGAGTGTAAACTTGAATTCAGCGATGCTTTTATCTTTGCTGTAAAACTCTTGATAAAGCCTATCTACATCTCGATTGTTGGCTGAAATGGTTAATTTTCTTTCAATAACCTTCTTCAAGTGCTACCTCCTTTCTTTTTTAAAAAGAAAGAGAACCCTTTTGGGTTCTCAAATTGTTTAGTCTTCACTTGGTTCGTGATATTCAAGCGCTCTGTCGCTATCTGTGATGCCAGCAGTCGTAGGGTCAGTAACCACTCCTAGTAAGACAAGGATATAAACAAATGTATTCACACCATTTTGGATATTTTGTGGGATTTCAAATCCGAATTGTTGAGACATAAGAAATACCGCTCCCAATAGAGCGATAAGTGTCACTTTGTTTTGCAAGCGTAATTTCCAGTTAATTTTATTCATTTTCTTCCTCTTTGATTTCTAGTTTGAGAAATTTCTCAAACAATATTTTGATAGCACCG